CGCTTCCGCTGGAAATCGGAGTTAACCTCTCCAAACCTCTTTTAAACATCAGACTCTAATTAAAAATTTTCCCCACTTGGCGCAAGCGCCAAACAGGTACATAAAAACTTAGTGTCTTCATTATTATAAAAGTTTGGTGCTTGCTCCCTCGAGCCAAGCAGGGCGGCCTCCGAAAAAGCCGTCGACGCGTCTGTGCGTCTACAACCATGGGTTATTCTCTCGCCATTCACAAATTGGAACGTTGAGAAACCATGAAAGAGAAAAATCCTCACCTGCAGAAACATAAGATTCTACTATCGGCATGAACTCTTGTCGGATAACTGCTCCATACCCAACCGGACCTTCATATAAAAGCTCTTCTGTGAAGTGCTTAAATTCGTTGATCTGGCCAGGGGGCTCAGCTGCGGCAATTGTCCTAGCGCTAGCAAATCGAAGATTCGTATAATAAGGAACTTCAATTTCAGCAACAGGTTGCTGGTTAACAGGTGTTGTGTACGCACCCTTCCACGTTATCGCTCTATTACGAGTCAATTCCGTGGTATTAAGATTTCCTGATACTTCCACCGACCGGCTAATAGCCTGTGTTGGTACGGTAAAATTAGGATCTTCTCTGCACACAGTAAAAGTTCCATTGAAATCCAAAGGATTCAATAGTACATCATTTGTGTTATTCACTTGCATAGGAAGCCTTACACGTACATGCTTCCATCGAATTCCCCCTCTCCTACAAACAAATGCTGGAGTAAGGTAATTCATAAGTGTCATTTTAGCAAAGTAAAATGGAGCAGAAGGATCCGGTCCAATATATCTTGGAAAGTCAGTCCAATACGTTCTATGCAAATATGCTCCAACTGTACCATTAGCCGTGTATTGTAACGCGGAGTGGTAGTTGTAACGTTTAAGCAATGAACGAAAAGACATGAAAGTCTCTCCAAAATGAACCAAGGAACTCTCTGGGTATTCTACTGTAGGAAGAACCGCAGAAGTCTCAACGTGTTCTGTTGATACATTCTGATCTTCAGGCGATTCGTCCCCAGATTGTGAAATAAATCCACTCTGACCCTCAAAATTCTCTTCTGGAACTTCAGTTTGAAAATACTGTAAGCTATTTAGATTATCTTCAGGGGCAGCAACTTCAAAATCTTCACAAGCGTTCACGAATACGTTGATCTGTATAGATTCACCAGCAGGTGCATTTGGAACTGTGAGCTTGTTCAAAACCCATATTGACACAACTCCATTTGCTGCATTGGTGGTACCGAATACTGGTGCTACCACCGAAGGATCATCATTCGCAGGAGAATGTGCCAACGGCGGATCAGCAGCCGTAAAATGTGGTACGCGCAAATAAGACAAATTCTGATTCCAAGGAATACGAACTTTAAACTTGCGCTCTTTTGACAAATCAATTATTCTGTTAAAACCAGCTACCCATTCAGGTACTGTAGAATTAAACCCAATCGGATCGTAATTAAATCTCAAACGACCTTTGTGGTACTGCGAAGCTGCGATTTCAAACGTAAATTCAATCGCGCCTCTCCAATATTCAAATGGATAAGCAGCAAAATGCATTGGAGTCATCGCTAACTCAATGTTACCAGCAAAGTCGGATTTCTCAAACAATCCGCATGTTACCTGTGAATTGAATATTAAACTGTCAACTGCATCAGCAGTTCTCCAGTCCGCTCTAGTTAACAAACTTCTTCTCTTAGCAATATTTCGAATCATTAACTCATCTTCTCCTGGATCATATCCAGTTAATTTTGGGTCTATGCTCAACTCTTGCTTAGGATCAAAAGTAAGTTTGTCTGTCGCTTCTTCAATAGAAGTATTTGCAATGTTGCCAGCAAAAGCTGGTTTAAACTTAGTGACAGGATCGACATTCACCGGTCGACAATAGCCAAATAAAGAGGCAATACGTCCAGTCATGTCAGCTCCAATCTGAGTTGCCAAAGCAAATCTCCCTATCACAGGAACATTAGTCAGATGACCAGCAAAGCGTGCCAACGCTGATGCTGGTTTAGAAATGACGCCCTGACCATATTCATCTCCTGACTGCGAGACAAAATTGGTACTTCCACACATTTCAACTTCAGACATCCAAGCAAAAATGGAAATTGTTACTGGAGCTGTTGTGGATGCCGTAGCAATCCGCAAAGCGTTGAAAGATGATAAAATTAACCTACCCATAGCTTGTTTTTCAGGCAAACTATCCAGGGCAAGCCAATTTGTAGGGCAACAAAAAGGCAAAAACAAATCTCCACCGGTGCAATCAGTCGGATCAAACGTGATATGCGGTCTCTGTGAATATACAAGATTGTCTATTACAGGTGCACCTCCCGGTGTGCGAATACGTTCCAAGCCACGTTCTCGAGGTCTATATGATAATAATCCTCGACCATAATGCCATTGCGTTCCGTTAATTACCAATTTAATATGTAGGTTACCACGGAACCACGCGTAATTCGCAGTTTTGTTTTCAATTAGTGGATTCTCCAGGTAAAGACTCCACGGGTCTATCTCCTCTCTCAAAAAGTCATTTATTGCCCATTCTCTTTCGTAAATTCGAATAGGACGTGACAAAAACTCTTTGAGTGACACATCGGCAGATAAACCATCACCGCGCAGAGAGTCAACATGATAATCGAGACCCACCGTCTCTGTCATCGTGCTGGTTGCAAACTCTGTCACGGTCGCCTTCTCTCTACCACTTTCTGGTTCTGCGGACCACTGCGTGCCCAAATTTCCAGAATGTGATTCGAAGGACTGTTCATCTTCATACACCTCGTCAAGACTAGATGAATCTAACTCCACATCTGTTAAAATGTTTCCTCGTTTAAGAAGCATCACAATCTTACCTGTAAGTGAAGACACCTTCTTTGTTGCGGGTTCACCACCCCAACAAGTGTATAAAAGCGTTTTCAACAAACGAGCTGTATTGTAACTATAATGAAATTCTTCGGTACGACTGTAAGGTCGTTTCCAAACAAGATCATCATTCATCGGACGTTCGGCTCCGGCGACCATCGAAAAAATTCGTAAATCTTTGTTACTGTTTTCGGTCATTTTATTTAAACTCGTACGTGCATACGACCAACGCACGTCGAGGTCCCAGGATTTAAAATATTGAGAAGTAGCGTCCTGTTATCCATGGTCCCTGGTCCATGGAAAAAGTTCACCAAGTATAGCTTCCTTCTCTCACCAAATTGAAATTAATCTCACTCTGTAATCGGTGTACAGGGGGACAATTTTAACGACATTCCGGGTCGGCGAATCTTTTACTCAGATTCTTGGACCTCAACGATCTCATCATCAGCGTAGAACACTTCGTTCTCTTCGAACCATCGTTCTCGTCTCTGGTGATAAGTATCATCAAATCCTGGACTCATGAAGTTTTCCCATCCCAATCGTTTAACAACCTCTTTCATTTGTTCATGACGATTATTGAAAACTTCTTCACCGTAAAACCACCACTCGCGCATTGCACCTTCGATGCACTGCACCGCGACTTCTGTGGGGGATTGCTCTTTTGATTTTAGGTTGCAATGTAGACTTTTGAAAATTGACTTCTCATCTAACATCGCTAACCATAATCCCTTTTGCAATTTCCCATCAGATTTACGGTAGCACCAATCACTTTGCCAACGTGATTTCCTTTTCAGAAAATCGGCATCCATATGATTGATGTAAGGCACTGAGTCTGCCTCCTTCTCTGCCATTGTATATTTGATTCCATATTCAGCAAATTTCGCCTGAATGTTCGTGTGATTGAACAAAGGATAATCTCTGTGAACTGACATCTTACAATCATCACCATACGTCATCAAAGCGACAACGTCAGAAAATCTCCCCTGAAAATTGGGATAGATCTTCTTGAAAACACAACGATGATATAAAGAATTAACAATCGAATTCAAATATACTGTCAATGGTTGTCCAGATGGGTTTGACCCGTACAACTGTATCAACTCACCGTCCAAAGACATGACAGGAAAACAAATTTCTGTTGCACACCCTCGCATAATGCAGATATCCTCATCTGAATAACCTGCTTTCTTTGCAATGTGTTCAAAAACTTTAAATGCGCACAATGTCATTCTTGCTGACATATGTTGATCATACGCACTAAAATCTCCTGCAACAATCCTGTCCTCACCAAACTTAATCATAAACTCATTCAACTCGTGCCAACCACGACCTTGTGAATTGATACCCACGGCACACTCTGATTTAAGTGAAGCCATGGAAAGAAAGTGACACATGGTAAGGAAATACATTCTCACGTTGAATCCTAAGGGAACGGGGCCTGCCTGAAAAACTCTGACTTTCGTTTTGGTAAGAGATGTCGGTTCGTCTTTGGTACACGATTTAAAACAATCGTAGGATCGTGTCCCTTCCAACCATCGTAACCTGGCATGTTTTGCAATTGCGAGGGTATCATCATCCATTGTCATCGGACATGTATTCCCACCGACATTCTTCTCATCATCAACTTCAAGTTCAATCATGAAATCTCTCTTTGGTTTATTCAGCGGCCAACCCATGGATGTACCTGCTTTCATCTTGTCGACGAATCGCATACCATCCACACCGGAAACCGTTTCAACCTCAGACAAAATTCTGACCTTATCTAAAAGTTGTTTCCCAGATGGACTCCTGCAAATGTCATCAATGTTTTTGCAATAATCGAGCATTGCCCATTCTAGGGTCTCCGCATCAAACTCCTGGTAAGCATTTCCCGCTTTCGACAGAAATTTCTGGTACGGATCCCAAGCAGGAACACTTTCGCCATCATCTCCAAATTTCCTACAGTTTGCTGGTTTTCCGTGCTGTCGTGCAACTCCAGTCACAGCTTCAACTGTTTCCGAAGCTGGTGAAATAATAACTGCAGAGCGTGGCCTGACCTTTCCCCTTGGCATAGTACCAAAATGTGAAATATGACCTTCCTCTTGAAACCTAGTAGGACTCTTAGCTTCAATTTCTTCCCTCGGAGTAAAATCAATGTCGTATTGTTCAGTCTGCATGTTACCCATACTCTTTGGTATAAGCACCGTAGGTCGTGATTCCAACTGTTCTCGAGCTCTCCTCAACGCACCTGAAGTAATGCACGTCAACGCACCAATTTTCATGTTACTCTTTTGACCTGCAGCATGAAAACCTACAAAATAGGAACGGGAATCGCTCTCATAGATATGAGAAGCCATACACATCCCTTTGAATGTTTCCTTGGTGTATTGAACAAACGGTCCATCAAATTCTGCCTGATCTGTTTTAACATGTCCATAGCGCACTACGCGAGTTTTATCTTGCATCAGTGTACCATCTTCATTCCGGTAAAACATCCTTGTAAGTACTTTGGATTTAGTTACCTTATCTGGAAAAAATGAAAACAGATCTTTCCGGTCACCTGCACGTGGACAATAGACAAGAACTGCATCAGCACCATCAATTGAAACGCAATCTTCTGGCGCAATTTTACAGTCAAAATTCAATCCAGACATAGTTCCTGGTCCGTCTCGTCGGATAGACATGGTTACTGTTTTCTTTGGAACTTCGTGTCCAGGTATAACAAGTAAACCTGAATCTACGAATAAACCATCGTAAAAATGTCCATCACTTTTGATCCAAACCTGTTGCTTTGATGACGCACTGAACAATTGATCTGCACTCACATCTTTTTTCGCAGCTTTAGGCAGTTCTTCAACTTTTGGAGCTAGCCAAACATTTGTTTCTTCCATGTGCACTGAAACGTCATTACCTTGTGACATCATCTGTAACGAAGACATAGACTTGTAAAGCGCATAAATGGCGAGTAAAGCTGTAGCGAAAAAGAAAAGTTTCTTCCCATGCTCGGCAATTCCTTCTCTAACTGTCTTACAAATTTTGGGTAGCAATTCACGCGATTTCATCAATTGGGCAATTACATATTCTTTCCGTTGCCGTATGGCGGCTGCCGTACCAACAATGTAAGTTCCCAAAATCGAAGTAAAATGCAATGGATACAAAACTAAAGATGCAACTACAAAGAGTAAGGAGTACTGCAAAAATGGTTTTACCCACTTCCTAGTCTTCAAATACGTCATAGTATATTGAATCTTCAAATCCTTCAAAGAAGCATCAGGTATCCAATTTTCCCACTTCCAGGCACCTTCACCACGCAAATATTCATCGTACAATTCATCAAAGGTCTCCTTCACTCCCGATTGTGATTCCCATATTACAGGGTTCATATCAGGTGGTAAAATCGTCTGTTGAATTGTGTAATTGAGCTCTGCGAGTGCCCTTTGGGTACCTGCAATTTCAATATCTCGCTTAATCTTGGTGTAGAAGTAGCGGACACGGGGAATTACAGATTGCCAAAAACACATGTGATTGTGAGCCTGGTATGCTGGACCTAGGTACAATACCCAAAAGTAATAGGGTAAATACCACAGTCTGCCTTGAACCATACACATCAACAAAAGGATCATCCAGAAAGGAGGTATTTTGTAAACAGGTCTCAATTTCTTTCCTGTGGCTGCAAGGTAAAATCCAATAGCACACCAGAAATAATTGAGTGGATACTTGCCCATCCAATGTTCCCATGAAAAGAAAATATCGGGTTCGGGATCACATCCTTGTTCCAAAACATACCCAGATTGAGATTCGAAGCCAGAATGAGATTCAATCTCTTCGCTTCGTTCGTCAAATCTTTTCTCCGCTTCGGCAAAAGTCTTATCCAACTCTTCTTCAAACACATTCTTACACACACTGCAATACAACGGATGCATGCCACATGGACACAAACCTTGTTTGAAAATTTGTTTGGAGGAATAAGCAACTGATTTTTGGATGGAGATAAATTTCTCCATGTCTTGTTTGACCAACAGAAATAGTTCTCCTAATCTGATGCCTTTTGCCTCCTTGACTTCGCCTTTAAAATCCTTGAACAAAACAGGTGAATATACAACACGTTGCGCAACACCTTTTGCTCCTGGGGCGCCTTGAGTTACCCCTCTCGCTTGATCAACATCAAATTCCCAAGCATCTGGGGCATAAATTCCTTTTTCGGCGTCTCTCTTCAACTTCGCGCCATCTATTGCGGTCTCACCGACAAGATAATCCTTCCGGACTCTTGCTGTGATATGCAACCGAAAACGGCGTAATAGTGAGAGAGGTTCAACTGACGCATCATATGCCCAATCGGCCCAATTATTCGTGGTTCCACAAACAACTTTGGGTCGAATTTGAATCTTCCCTTTGGACTCAACATCAGCCATGACCGCTGTTCTCGGAATGTTATTTATGAAATTAATGACTTTTGGCGCGATGGAAATTCCTGTTGTATCCATTCGTGCATTCGCCATATCATCCAAGAGAACAGCCTGAGTATGTGACTTATAATCTGAATCGTATTGATCTAACTCGTTGAGAGTACAAATGCAATTCGCGTCAATTTCTTCGTCTTCTCTGCCTTCTATCCTGGCATACTGTCGCAGAGCAAAAACAATCAAGTTGTTAGCTATCGTGCTCTTGCCCACGTCTGAATTACCATAAATCAGAAAAGCATAGGGAGCCATTCTCAAACCCCCCGACTGGCGTGTCAACTCGAATGAAGTACGCAATTTCTTTAGCGTTTCTAAATGTCGAGCAACTAACGTCCTGTCGTGTTTTGATGCATCCTTCATGATCAATTCGCATCTTTCCGTTATCTTCTTCAATTCTAAATCAAAGTGATTATCGTCTTTCCACGGAGATTGATCATAGTTACCAAGTCTTACACACTCAAACTTCGAAGTAAAATCAGTGTAATCCTTATAAAATTGTAATGGCGCATCATCGTCAAAAAACAACGGACTTATCGATCCTGTTTCAAAGCACTTATAACCTCGCTCTACAAAAAATTTCATAGTGCCAAGAATGGCTTCAATCAAATCGACAGCTGTTTTGTGACCCTTTGATGCTGAAACTCGGAACAAATCCATCCCCCATGAGGAATATTTAAGTTCTTTTGTATCTGACATCAAACCCATTGCCAAGAGTGTGGACAACAAAGCTGATACTTTTGAGAAAAGCGGTCCAGCTCTTAGCAATTTCCATCCTGAGAAAATGTAACTCATCCAACCTTCTTCACCAGATTCACTTTGCCAAAGAGATTGCTCTCCCTCGGTTCCGTCTGGTTTAAAAATATCCATGATGTAGTCTAACATTTTCTTCACAAGTGATTCTTCCTTTAAGTGCATTTTCACATACATCGCAAGAATCGACGCAACTTGCGTCAGAGAACGAGCATCCTTTAATGCTAAAAACAAGAGGATGATGTTCTCTCCATACTGAAAGACACGTTCGTATCCTTCGTCCTTCGATTGGGAAGTACAAATGCTTTGCCATTTGTCAGCTAACCAATCATAACCTTTCTTCCGCATTTCTTTCGCTCCATGTGATTCAAATTTAGACGAACTCTTCTTCCATTTTTCAATGTAAAGAGCCGTTTTCTCTCTCATCACTTCTTTCCTTCTTTCTTTCCTCCTCGCTGCTTGGCGCACCTTGTTCTTTTGGCGCCGAGCTTCCTTCTCGGTAAGTCCCCAAGACAAATTTGGGACTGGAATAGCGTTAATACTCTTTCGTTCACTGCTCATCTTAATTTAATTAAAAACCGATGAGCCGAGTGAACAGAAAAAGTAAACAAATTTCTTGTTTACAATCTGTTCAACAAGCGGACCACGTTTTAATAACGATAAATCCAACAACAAAACTCAAATCTCCTCTCGGAGACGCTATATATTGTTGGATAACGAAACGTGTGTCTAATGCCTAATCGCGAGCGATTTCAAAGCAACTTAGACCGTGATCCTACGGCTCGGTGTCCCTAATAACCATAAAGGGTTTCGGACCACCTAAGGTTGTGGTGAGTGTTTCTTTGTATCTACACAAAACACACAAAAGCGTCTTCGACTCGTAAGTCGGTAAAATGGACAGGGCAAGCCATGCATCCAAGTTGTCTTAAGCCAACAAACTGTTAAATTTATTCACAAATCTTAAATTCAACTAAAAACGTTAATAGAAAACCCTGGCAAAAGCCAGGAAAACCCGGTCGAAACCGGGAAAAAGCCGTACTAAATTCAATTAGTAATTTCAAGGTTACGGCGATATACCTATATGGGTGTCGCTTTATTAGTAATACTTATCTTTATTCGGCGCTTCAAACCGTTAAAGTAAGTGTCTGAGCAAACTCATAACAAACAATGGTAGAGAATCTTTATTTCGACCCTCATATCCAGTTACATTGGTAGTCTCTTCAACTCCAACAGAACTGTATATAAGTGTAATTTAGAAGTTTCAACTACTCTAGAGTAAGCTAGAGATGTACTCAAACAAACGCACCTGCAGGGGAATG